GGTGGAGATACATTTAGTGCCGACGCAAGAGTTCTAGGTATCAAAATATTCTTTACTACTGATGCAGCTAACGACGCATAAGGAATTAGAATATGAGAGATTTAAAAAATAAACTCACATCAAGTAAGAACACAAAAAATATTCAATCAAGAAAAGGTAAATCATTTGGTTATCAAGTTTTAGGATTTGGTGCTGGTGGTGGAGTAGTATCTGATTTTATCATAGCAACAGGTGGTACAATAACAGAATCTGGAGATTTTAAAATTCATACATTCACATCTCCAGGAAGTTTTAGTGTTACTGAAGGTGCTGTTGGTCCAAATAATATCGTTGATTATTTAGTTTTAGCTGGAGGAGGCGGTGGTGGAAGTATAAACGCTCCATTAAGCAATAACGGTGAGGCTGGCGGAGGCGGTGGTGGGTATAGAGAATCTCCAGGAACTGCTACAGGGTCTTATACAGTTTCTCCTTTAGGATCCTCTCCAGCTGCAGCAATTCCAGTTTCTTCAAGTAATTTTCCAATAGTAGTTGGTGCTGGTGGTTCGGGTTTTGCTGGAAGTCCTCCAGCTCAAACTCCTGGTGCTCCAGGAAAAGGTAGTAATTCAAGTTTTTCAAGTATAACCTCAACAGGTGGAGGGGGTGCGTCTAGTGGCCCGGCAGGGGCTCCAGGTGCTGCTGGTGGTTCAGGTGGCGGAATAAATTTAAACTCTATACCTGGTGGTGCAGGAAATACTCCTCCTGTTAGTCCACCACAAGGAAATCCAGGTGGAGCTGGTAATACATCTTCTGGTGGTAGTGGAGGGGGTGGAGCATTAGTCGCTGGTAGTGCAAGAAGTGGCCCCGTTTCTGGTTCGACAGGTGGGGGTGGAGCAACAAGTTCAATTAATGGAACACCAACAGCAAGAGCTGGTGGTGGAGCTGGGGGTGGATATAATAATAGCTCTGTTTTTTCAGGTGGTGCTGGAGGTGGAGGAAATTCCGGCTCTAATAGCACAACAGACGCAACTAATCTTGATGGAACTAATGCAAAAGGTGGTGGTGGAGGTGGAGGAGCTTCAGGTGCGCCAGGTACTTTAAGGGGAGGAAATGGTGGTTCAGGGGTAGTAATCATAAGGTATAAATTTCAATAGGTAACATATGGCACACTTTTCAAAAATATCAGAAAACAATGAAGTTTTACAAGTTTTAACTTTAGAAGATAAATATTGTATGGATAAAAACAATAATTTTTCTGAAACTGTTGGACAAGCTTATTTAGAAAAACATAATAATTGGCCTGCAAATTTATGGATTCAAACATCTTATAATACATCTCGCAATCAACATTTAAAAGGTGGTACACCACTTAGAGGAAATTATGCTGGTGTTGGTCATATTTGGGATTTAGAAAATAATGTTTTCTTGCCTCCAAAACCTTTTCCATCTTGGGTAAAACATTTAGAGTCTGCTTCTTGGAAATCACCAATAGGCGATGCACCTACAATAACTGAAGAACAATCTTTACAGAACCAGGAACAAACGCATAGGTGGGGATATATCTGGGACGAAGATAATCAATCTTGGAATTTAGTAGATTTTATGATATAGTATTTTCATGGGTGGTGGAATTAGTAAAAAAATTTTAACAGAACAATCTGTATATTATGGCGATGTCTCAATGCCAAAACATTGGGAAATAGATAGAAATGAATTAGCGCATCATATTTTACATTCTAATTTAACAAATGAAGGACTACAGTTTTCAAGAACTTTTGATAAATTAAATACTTATATAAAAGATCATATTGGAGTTAAGTATAATATTTCTTTAATTAACAAATCAACGTGGGGAAATATCTATAAACCCAATGAGACAACAATTCCTTTATTAAATATAGATCCAGTAGATTTACGTAACTCTCCAGATTATACATTACTATATGGTGTAAAAGTAAAAGATTGTTTTGTTCGAATACATTATGAAGACAATAGACGTAAAGGAAGAAGTTGGGATGTAGAACTTAAAGATAATATGTTTATTATGTTTCCATCTACTAATATGTATTATCTAACTAACAATCAAAAAGATTTATTAAATTTTGTTCAAACAATAACTTATGAATATATCTAATTACTATTGGTATTTTAAATCAGCATTGACACCCAAGTTTTGTGATGAAGTAATACAGTATGCTAATAATCAAAAAGAAGTTATGGCAAGAATAGGTGGATATGGTGATAAAGAACTATCAAAAAAAGAAATATTAGATTTAAAAAAAAAAAGAAACTCTGATTTAGTTTGGTTAAATGATACCTGGATATATAAAGAACTACATCCATATGTTCATATGGCTAATAAATATTCAGGTTGGAACTTTGAATGGGATAGATCTGAATCGTGTCAGTTTACAAAATATAAACACAACCAATATTATGATTGGCACTGTGATAGTTGGGAAAAACCTTATGAAAGAGAAAATAAAAATGATCCTGACAATGGTAAGATTCGAAAACTATCTATGACTTGTCAATTAACAGATGGTTCAGAATATGAAGGTGGTGAATTAGAATTTGATTTTAAAAATTATAATCCCCATATGAGGGAAGAAGCTAAACATTTAAGGCAAGCAAAAGAAATACTTCCAAAAGGATCTATTATTGTATTTCCTTCTTTTGTATGGCACAGAGTTAAACCCGTAACTGCTGGCACAAGATATAGTCTTGTTGTTTGGCATTTAGGAAAACCATTTAGATAATGCAAATAAATAATGTTTAAGAAAAAAAAATATACAGTTATTCGTCAAGCAATATCAAAAGACTTAGCATTTTTTGTTGCAAATTATTTTATGATGCAGAAACAAGTTTATGATACTTGTAGACAAGCTAGATACTTTTCTCCTTATGAAAATATTATAGGTTACTATGAAGATATAAATGAACAGATTCCAAATACTTATTCACAGTATTCTAATACTGCTATGGAAACTTTAATGTTAAAATGTCAACCCAAAATGGAAGAAGCTACGGGTCTTAAATTATATCCAGCATATACTTATGCAAGAATTTATAAAAAAGGTGATGAATTAAAAAGACATAAAGATAGATTTAGTTGTGAGATATCTACTACTATGAATCTTGGTGGTGATGATTGGCCAATCTATTTAGAGCCATCTGGAGAAATTGGTAAAAAAGGAATTAAAGTAGATTTAAAACCAGGAGATATGTTAGCTTATTCTGGCTGTGAGTTAGAACATTGGAGAAATAAATTTAGAGGTAAGGAATGTATTCAAGCATTTTTTCATTATAACAATCGTAAAACAACAGGCGCTAAAGATAACATGTTTGACAAGCGTCCACATTTAGGTCTTCCATCTTGGTTTAAACGATGATATATCCCTATGATGGAGACAGTAATCCACCATACCTACTGTCTCCTTTATAAGGATTATATTACATGTTACAAAAATTAGGTTTTGCTCCGGGATTTAATAAACAAGTTACAGAAACAGGTGCCGAAGGGCAGTGGTTTGATGGTGACTTTGTGCGTTTTAGATACGGGTCTCCTGAAAAAATAGGTGGTTGGGCTCAATTAGGTGAGTCAAAACTGACAGGTGCAGCCAGAGCTCTCCATCATTGGGATGATAACTCGGGTATTAAATATGCTGCAATTGGAACCAATAGAATTCTGTATGTATATTCAGGTGGTATTTACTATGATATTCATCCTATAAGAGTTACCTTAACAGGAGCTAATTTTACAAGTACATCAAGTTCAAGGACAGTTACAATAACTTGTACAGGCAATCACGGTTTGTCAGAAGATGATATTGTATTGTTTGATTCTGTTACTGGATTAAGTGGTTCTACATTTACTAACGCCACGTTTGAAGATAAAAAATTTATGGTTACGTCTGTACCAAGTGGTACAACTTTTACAATTACAATGGATGCTAATGAAGCCGGCACACCTGTGACTAATGCTGGTTCTGCTTCTATTCTTTGTTATTATACTGTAGGACCCTCTCAACAACTCGGAGGTTTCGGTTGGGGTGCAGGTTTATTTGGTGGTACATCTATCGGTCCTTCAGCAACAACTTTACAAACAGCTTTAACAAATACGACAGGGACTACAGTTGTACTGGCCAGTACGTCAGCGTTTCCGGCAGCAGGGACAATACAAATAGGAACTGAATTTATTACTTACACAAATAATAATACAACTACAAACACTTTAACCGGTGGTGCCAGAGGAGTTGACGGAACTACTGCTGCAACCCACAGTGCTGGGGCTACGGTAACTAATATTACTAGCTATAATGGATGGGGAGATCCTGCTTCTTCTGACTTTACTATTGATCCTGGTTTATGGGTTTTGGATAACTACGGTACAAAATTAATTGCACTTATTTATAACAATAAATGTTTTGAATGGGATGCATCCGCTGCAAACGCTACAGGAAACAGGGCAACCGTATTACCTAATGCACCAACAGCATCACGTCATGTTCTAGTTTCAACTCCCGACAGACACTTAGTATTTTTTGGAACTGAGACTACTGTTGGAGATCCTACAACTCAAGATGATATGTTTATTAGATTCTCGGATCAGGAAAGTATTGATCAAACTGATTCATATACAGTACGAGCTGAAAACACAGCAGGTACACAAAGATTAGCTGATGGTTCTAAAATTATGGGAGCTATTAAAGGTAGGGATGCAATTTATGTGTGGACCGATACTGCATTATTCTTGATGAGATTCGTTGGAGCACCTTTTACCTTCTCTTTTGAACAAGTAGGGACTAACTGTGGATTGTTTGGTAAAAATGCATGTGTTGAAGTAGATGGGTCTTCTTATTGGATGTCAGAAAACGGTTTC